AAAGAGCAAATGAGAGGGTGGGTTAGTGTTGATACAGAAAAGCCAGAAGGTCCGATGGCTGTAGATGGGTATGGGTTTATTGTAGGCGGTTATAGTCACGGCGACCAATCAAGATGGACGGATATATTTTACGACAACGAGAAAGATGTATGGTGGTATTTGGGTGAAGATATGGAGCGAGTAGATATTACTGGCTTTACCATGACACATTGGACTCGACCAGCACTACCACCAACAGAGGAGGCGTGATTGTGAAGTTTAAAGAAAAGCGCGGCAATAAATTCTTGTTTGATTTTGGGCTTAGACTTGAAAAGCATCCAAATAAAGATAAGTACTATTGCAAGGGTGTTTGGGTAACTAAAGAATTAAATATCAGCTTGGATGCACCAAGCCATATAAATGACATCCAAGCCGCAGTAAACCTAATGCAGATATTGATTAAGGAGGGGTTGGTGTGACAATACAAAATCATAAATACGATTGTAGTTTTAGCGCTTGCTTCTATTTTTGTTTTCGCTATCGGTAAGACCATGCAAAAAGAACATGAATTCGCTAAAAAGTGCGAAGCAATGGGGATGATTGTAATTGATGGGTTCCGTACTAGGCCGTACTGCGCAAAAGTGGCTAGACCATGAAAGAACAAAACCTACTAGACCGCCTAGAAAGCGCAAAACGGCGCATAGCTAGCCTAGAAGCTGAGAACAACAAGCTGACGAATGACTGTAAGTCTAAGAATGGGCTTATTAACTCAAAAGATCAGCGTATCAGGGCATTGCAGTATGCCTTGGCTAAACTGGCAGAAGTAACACCTAACGGATACGACCGTATCGAGGCATGGCAGGCGATAGCTAACGACTGCAAGCATTTAGACTAACCCATGCAGTAGTGATACAATCAAGGCATTTATAGGAGACTATCTATGCCTTTCAAACATGGCAACCAGCTTTACCAGCTACGAGAAAAAGACCAAGGCACCCGCCCGTTTATATTTGAATTCCCAGAAGAACTGATCAGGGAGTTCAACAGGTACGCCAAACACAAACACGAAAACCCTGAACGTATCCATACGCCTATTGCTTCCGACCCTTCACTACACACTGAGAAGTATCTACCGCTAACCATGCAGGGATTTGCTGCCTTCCTTGGCATTGCTAGGCAGACGTTAAGCGCTTGGTCAAAAGATGGCCACCACTTAGCGGAAGCTGTAAACAAGATCAAGACCCAATGCGAGGCTAGCCAGCTAGAAGGCGCTATGATTGGCAAATACAATGCGCCGATTGTTATTCGTAACCTTGGGCTGGGTGATAAGGTTGATGTCACTAGCAGTGATGGCACTATGTCGCCGAAAGATAATGGGGCCGCAGTTCTTGACGCACTAAAACGTAAACATGCTGACAGTTGATCAAATAGCAGACAGCCGATGTGATCTGCTTACCTTTGTGCGCACGATGTTTAAGGCGCGCAAGGGTATTGACTTGGTTGATAACTGGCATCAAGAGGCTATTTGTAATGCCCTTGAGCGTGTTGTTATGGGCGACTGCAAGCGACTTATAATCAATGTACCGCCTCGATCTGGCAAGACTGAGATAGCCGTGATTAATTTCATGGCATGGTGCATGGGCAACTTCCCAGACTCCGAGTTTATCCACGCCTCCTACTCTAAACGCCTAGCCACAAACAACGCCTACAATGTTCGAGCTATCATGCAGCATGAGCAATTCTGCGAGATATTCGATCACACTCAGATTAAGCGTGACTCATCTGCAAAAGACGAGTTTAGAACCGAGCAAGGCGGCATTGTGTATGCCACTGGGGCAGAAGGTACTATTACGGGTTATGGCGCAGGCAAGATGCGCGACACATTCGGCGGCGCTATCGTAATAGATGACCCTCATAAAGCCGGTGAAGCTATGAGCGACACCATGAGGGAGAATGTTATTGACTGGTTCACCACGACCATGGAAAGCCGTAAAAACCGACCAGATACGCCTATCATTGTAATTATGCAGCGCTTGCATGAGTCTGACTTGTCTGGCTACTTATTGGAAGGTGGTAACGGTGAAGAATGGGAGCATCTAAACATATCAGCAGAAGTTGAAGAAGGTGTGTCATTCTGGCCTCAGCAATTCCCTATAGAAGACTTGCAGCGAAAAAATAAATCTAATCCATATGTTTACGCTGGCCAGTATTTGCAGAGGCCAGCGCCTATCGGCGGCGGCATATTCAAGGACGCATGGTGGCAGTATTACAGCGCATTACCTAATTTTGAATGGCGTGCCATTTATGCTGATACGGCTCAGAAGACAAAAGAAACAAACGATTTCAGTGTTTTTCAGTGCTGGGGTAAGACCAAAGATGGCAAGGCGTACCTACTGGACATGGTGCGCGGTAAGTGGGAAGCGCCAGAACTGTTACAGCAGGCTAGGGCATTCTGGAAGAAACACAAAAACAGTGGCGCGATAGGTAGCCTTCGAGCAATGAAGATCGAGGACAAGGTGAGCGGTACCGGTTTGATTCAGACGCTTGGCCGTGAAGGTGTTCCAGTGAAAGCGGTTCAGCGTAACATTGACAAGCTAACTAGGGCAATGGATGTTGCGCCAAGCGTAGAGGCTGGTCACGTGTATGTTAGCACTGATGTGCCTTTTCTTTCTGACTTCCTCAGAGAGCATAGCCAGTTTCCGAACAGCACGCACGACGATACAGTTGACCCGTGTGTTGATGCCATCGCGGATATGCTTGTTATCGGTAAAGAATTCAAACCAATTTCGATATCATTTATTAATTAGCCTATGGTGTTATAATAGGCAAAAACTATAGGGCCGAATAATGGGCGTTACAACTTTACATCCTGAATACACGTTAAACCTGCCCGACGTTACTCGCACACGCGATAGCGTAAAGGGCCAACGAACTATCAAAAGCAAGGGTAAAACCTACCTACCTGCTGATTTTGCCGAGTCTGACGCTGGCCGCTATACAGTTTATAAAGAACGCGCTTACTTCCTTGGGGCTACTCGCCAAGCAGCCAAGTCCTATAGCGGGATGGTGTTCCGCAAGCCAGCTGACATGGGTGAGCAGGGGTTACCGTCTCAGCTTGAGCAATACCTATACAACATAGATGGCAGTGGCAAAAGTCTTGAGCAGTTAGCAAAGTTCGGCTTTACCGAGTTAGAAGAAGCTGGCCGCATAGGTATTCTGGCAGACTACACCAATGACCAAGAAGGGTTGACCAAACTAGACGAACGCCTATCAGGTGCGCGGCCAGTGTTGCTTCCTTACGTGTTCGAGTCCATTGTAAACTGGAAGACCGGCACAGTGCGCGGGCGTTCTATGCTTACCTTGGTTGTGTTGCGTGAAACAATTGAGACAAGCGAAGACGAGTTCGACCATGAAAGCGAATATCAATACCGTGTGTTGCGTATGAATGACCAAGGCCAGTACACAATGCAGCTTTACGATGATGGCAGCGTGCCTAAGGGTGACGAGATTGTAGTGCTAGCCAATGGCCAGCCGCTTGACCATATCCCGTTCTACATCGCTGGCACAGAAGACAATACGCCGGCCGTTGACTCACCTATGCTGCTAGACCTTGCCAATATGAATATTAGCCACTACCAAAGCACTGCTAACGTAGAGGAAGCTGCTTATCTGTTGGGGTGTCCAACATTGCATATTGATATTGGTGAGATGAGTGTCGAAGAATTCGCAGCGGCTAACCCAGCAGGCGTAAAAGTAGGCGCTCGCCAAGGACTGCAAACCAAAGGCGGCACCATTGAAATGGTACAGGCCAGCGAGTCTAATCTTGGCGCATCTCAAATGGAAAACAAGATTGAGCGCATGAAAGAGCTTGGCGCGAAACTTGTCACCAAGGGCGGCCAAAACGAGACAGCAGAGGCGGCACGAATCAATGCAAGTGGTGAAGCCAGCGCATTGGACATCGCTGTAAACAATCTATCCGACGTATTAGAAAAGGCGCTAGAGGACTTCCTTCGTTTCCTTGGTGTTGAAACAGAAGTGACATACCGTCTGAATACTGAATTCTGGGAGTCGTCAATCGATCCGCAAGTATTAAACGGAATTACTGGGCTTAAAACAATGGGTGTTGTTTCTAATCAGGATGTTCGTTACATGATTCGAACCAAAAACATAGGATTCGAGGAAGGGCGCTCCGATGAAGATATCGACGCTTCAATAGCCGATGACAATAGCGGTTTAACACTTGATAGTTAATTGCTATAATCACACACAGAAGGCTTGACAGGTCGTTAAGCCAAGCAATCCAGCGGGTGCTAGAATGCCAGTACAGATCGAACACGAAGGCGTAACAAAGACTTTTTACACGCAAGAAGAAGTAGATGCGGAAGTAAAAGGCCTGAAGGTAACAAACGAAAACCTGAAAAGCGAAAAGGCCGAATTAAAGGCTAAAGCTGATGACGCAGCTGAGCAGGTACGCAATGCTCAAGAAGAAGCGGCAAAAGCAGCAGGCGATAAAGAAGCGTTAGAGCGTATTCATGCAGAACGTGAAGCGGAAGCAAAAGC